GCCCGTACCACCCCACTTACTGATAAGGTTTAATAGGAACCCACTTAGCGCCCCATCTGCGACGAACTTCATTAGCGGCCCACCAAACCCCATAAAGAAAGCAAATGCTCTCCCTTCCATCCCCGGCCTACCATAAGTATTGATTACATCCTTCCATATATGGAAGTCCCCTTTTGCGGTAAACAAAGGGATAATCGGTAGGGTTGCATCGGTAGGGGGGCTATAAACTACTTTATCCGCTTGAATCTCCCTATCCCCAATTACGAACGCGCTGTTATCGGCAAGCCACCCAAACTGTTTACGGGATATGTCTGCCTTGGTTGTTGCTTGTAGTTCCTCTATCCATCTCATAATATAACCCATGTAGTTTGCTAGTCTTCTACCTTCTACCAAAATGCCCTTCTCTGCTAACTTAGAGGCAAACTTGTCCTTTGCTATTATGTCTCTGTTCAGAACTGTGAACTCCCTTACCCCGTCTTTAGGCAGGTGCAAACGTAGCCATACAGAATCCCCATCCTCAACATCACTTATCCTACGCACCACATAGAAATCGTAGAGGGAGACTAGCTCATCTTGGTCACCTTCCTTGTTAGTATCACCCTTCCGAAACACCCCACCTACCTTGCCTCGGAAGAACGGGAACGGGTACTTAGGTATTACATAAGATATTGGCTGCTCAGTTATAGGTTCTATATGCTCAACTACAACCTCCTCCCCTGCTGGGGGCTCAATTACTTCCCTGCCTATTTGTATCGGGGAGGTTATCTTTTGTGTGCATCCCTCGCACCCACTAGGGTTCGTCTTTCTGAATGACTCGCAGGTGTATGGACCTAGGGTCTTTTGTGCCTTCTCAATGGTCACCGCAGGGTTGTACTCAGGGTGCTTCTTTGAGATCTTGTGGATAGCTGTTTCACCATCTATACAGCGAAAGGCTATGGATAACGCCCCACGCCACAACGGTTCAGATACAGTCTCCTGTTCCTTAAACACCTGCAATAGCTGGTTGCATCCTGTACCCGCCGCACTCTTAGCCATTATGGTCTTAAAGCGGGACTGGTAATTACCCATCAACGCTAGGGTAGTAGGATCTAATTGTCGTGTGAAGTTCTTTGTAGGTGCTAGTAAATTAGCGGATTCAAATATCGGCCTGAATACTTCAACGCTATTGGGAGCACCTGTGTATATAACTGTTACTGGTAGAGACTCTTCGCCCTTAAAATTTAGGGTGTCTGGTATACGCAATATCCTAGCTGTGTCGGCAGTAACAACGGGGTCAGCTTCTAGCCCATGCTGCACGCATAGTGCCTTCAACCCCTCAGCTAAAGGCTTCCACTCTTCTTTAGGCAGGGGCTTATCTAGCCCCCAGTACACGTGCACCCCGCGCCCTGAGTTAACCAACGTAGGTCTAGGTAGTTCGACTGCCTTTATAAATGCCTTAACTGCAAGGATACCGTCAGCTTGGGTAGGGTATGGTTTGCCTACGCCGCAGTCTATGTCTAGAAAGAAAGACTGTAGCTCAACAGCGTTAATAATGGTTCTACCTTCCTTGCTATCAGCAAACGTAGCTAAGGCAAAGTACGCATCGTACCCAGAAGTTACAATACCTTCTGCTTGTTCAACAACTTCTTCAATAGAATTAACAAAAGTTTGTTTTGGTCTGCCTTCTTTCTTTAAAGCAACTAAACAATAAACACCTGTTGCGGGTAAAACTGAAGATAGAAATCCCAATCTGGACATAGCCGCCTTCCTTTGCCGTCAATAAAAAAGTTAGGCAGGGGTAATTGACGGCATTTACCCTCTTCGGGTGGCCTCCCTAGCCTAACTAACCGTTACAGATTGGACCTTATATTATCCAACCCGATAGCTTTGCAACCGCACCTTCGTGTTTCTCGGGCATTGCCGTAATGCCTTTGAACCAATTGTATACCGTCATTCTCGATACCTTAAAGTAATCAGCAATATCGGCAACGGGTATATCTTTCTGGATACAGATAAGGCCAAACTTAACTCCTAGCTTGCCCTTATCCGCAGTGCTGACCGCATGTACAAAATTGGAAGAGTATCCCATAGCCATGATACCTCCTTACTCGTCATCCCATTCTTGCAGGACATCCTCAATCTTCTTTTTAGTTGCCGGAGGTGGGATCTCTTTCTTCTCTGCACGCTTGACTGGTTCTTCAGCGACCTGCTCTTTTACCACCGCTAGTTGCTTAACTTCAACTTTAGGCTTATCGGTATCTGGAGCAACCGTCATAGTCACCGCCTTAACAGCATCTTGGCTCTGGCTCTTTAGCATTGCAGTTCCATACTCTTGCTGGGTTAAACGCTTAATGGCCCGGAAGAATAGCTTAGGTACTGCACTGCTTGTATCAAAGCGCATCTCAGTTACAACTGACGAGATTGGAGTCCCCGTACCGCCGATCATCTTTGCGTATGTCTTCAAAGGCCACTTGCCAACTTCCCCTTCCCCGAATATAGAGGTAGCTGGGAGAGTTAATTGGTATATGTCGCCACCAACATCGTTCTCTAAGACTACTGCAATACGCTGTGAGTAGCGGCAAGCACGGGCATTGTCCTTACCAGAACCCGCAATGTTTTGTGGGCATGTGGCACAGCTTTTAGCTTGAGGCAACTTGGCTGTGGTATCAGGATAATCACCGTCGGCAGACCAGCATAGTGGCGCTTGCTTTTCGCCTTCAACATAGGGTGGGTAGAAAGTACGGGATACCTTAGGGGCAGCAGCTATAATAACTACGTTCATAGCTCTGTCTTCGTTTATAGCAACTTCTTTACCGCCGACCATCATACGCCAAACTCCGCCTCGTATAGATATTTTTCTAAGGCTTGTACCACTTCCACCCATAAGAATCTTAGTTGCTGCATCTAGTTCAGTTCCTTGCAGGTAGTCTGGTAGTGGTTGGTTAAATATCGCTAGGTCATCCATTTCTATTCTCCTTATTTACGTCGAACACTAGCCGTGTATCGGCTATCTACATTAAGACCCGGTGGAAGCAGGTCAGGGTTTTCCTCAAGGAACTGCCGAATATTAGATTGCGCTATGCGCTTCTCCAATAACTCCACAGCATCATGCTCCTTAAGAAACTGATAGAACGAAGCCCAGTCAGTTGTCCAGTACCTACGGGATATGCGTCTTGATACCGTACCGTATGGCGTGGATAAACTATCTGCACCTAGCTCTTTGAACGTCTCGAGCAAACCAGCCTCGATTATGTCTAACTGTTCTTCTAATGCTGAGTCTTCCTTGGCTAACTCTGCTCTCTTGTCGCGTATCTTTATGTACGTTTGCACAAGTTTGTCTACTTTGATTTCCATCATCACTCTCCTATTAAACCTGCTCCTTCCAGTAATCGTCCCAGTATTTTTTATCTAGAACTACATTCTTAACTTGGGACACCCACACTCTTGTATCTGACTCCTTTACTACTTTCCCATCCTTACAGTGAATAACACTTGGAACACTAACAATTCCCCGCAAGAATCCAAGCCCTTCTGGGGTTATCATGTACTCCCCCGATCTATGCGCCCCATGATCTGCTAGTCCAAACCATACCAACCTACTGACATGCGCTTGAACCCTATACGGGGCACGGAGCATAACTCCCCCTACCAACATGCCACTACCTGCCTGAGCCCGTACCCACGGGTCACCTTGCATTGCCGCTTTGCCCATCATCTCCAGCGTTGTTACTTTGTGCCGGTCCATCCGATGTGGGTTTAACTTCCTAATAACTTGATTACAGCAAGAACATATTTGTTGCATGTTTATCTCCCAAGGTGTGTAAGATAATTCAATATAAACCCATCCTTTTACACTGTCAAGTCTCTTCAAGAATATTTTTATATAAATCTATCATCTTCGAGTGAACGTCAATTCCTTCCCTTAACATCTTGTATACCTTCTTCTCCGCAGGTGATCCCTGTAGGTGCACGACAGTACAGGGGTTTCTTTGCCCTGCTCTATGTACCCTAGCGTTTGCCTGTAGGTAAGTTTCCACAGAAGTTATTGGCCCCCACCATACGACCGTGTTAGCAGCGTGGAGCGTAACCCCATGTGATGCAGCTTGTGGCTGGATGATAAGTATCTTAGGGTTCTCGGTTTCTTGGAACTGCTTGAAGATCTCAGTGCGCTTGTTTACTGTAACCCTACCGTTAATTATCTCTGCGCTATACCCTGCCTTGTTCAACTCCTCATACAGAATATTGATAGCATGGGTGAACGGCACGAATATGATTACCTTATGGCTCGACTCGTCGATTGCTTCCTTCAAGGCATTGAGCCGTATAGACGCATCAAAGGCTATGACTTCTCCAGTATCCGAATAGACCGCGCCCCCTGATAACTGCAACAGCTTGTTAAGGTTAGTCGCTGCGTTTACTGTAGTTATTTCCTCCCCTGCGGCTACCGTCATCATGTTCTTACGGATGCTTTCGTAGTACTTGTTCTGCTGTGGTGTTAGGGGTACTTCTCTAGTGGTGTAGGTCATGTCCGGTAGGTCTAGACATTCTTCCTTGGTAAAGCGAATTGCTGGTTGCAGGATAGCGTGGACTATCTGTTCAGCTCTAGGGCGGGGCATCCACTTGAACATGGTTATCTTCTGCATAACCATATCTTTGAAGGACCCAAAGAACCTAGGTACTGCACCGGGGTTTATGATTCTAGCAAGCCCATACGCATCTGTAGGTGACTGCGCTGCTGGGGTTCCCGTCATCATCCACACCCATGTACTAGCTTCTATAACGGAGTTAAGGGTCTTCCATCGCTTAGTAGATACCGTCTTAAATGCGTTGCACTCATCGACTACAATCAGATCAAAGGCTGCTTTCTTAACC